GCTAAGCGGCATCCATTACAATTAATTTATGCAGAAGCTTTTGAATCGAAACATGATGCACTTCATGCTGAGGCAATGTTTAAACAATTAAGTAGAAAGCAAAAAGAGGCCTTTTTGCGAAATCATCAAGTTAGTGTATTTATGGATTAATTTATTGACATTTATGAAAAAAATGAGTATAGTAAGTAATTGGTTTTATACCAAAAATACTCACTAGTTCTCAATAGTTTGACGGGTGCCCCTTTTACGGGTCGCCAGGCTACATGCGAGGCTAGGTGGACAAAACATTTGGAGGCAGATACTCATGGCAGTAATCTCAATGAAGCAATTACTTGAAGCTGGTGTACACTTTGGACACCAAACTCGTCGTTGGAACCCAAAGATGTCAGATTACATCTTTACGGAACGTAACGGCATTTACATTATCGATTTGCAAAAGACAGTTAAGTTGGTTGATCAAGCATATAACTATGTTCGTGATGCAGCAGCTGATGGTGCAACGGTATTGTTTGTTGGTACTAAGAAGCAAGCACAAGACTCAATTGCTGAAGAAGCAACTCGTGCAAACATGTTCTACGTTAACCACCGTTGGTTAGGTGGAACTTTGACAAACTGGAATACTATCCAAGCACGTATCGCCCGTCTTAAGGAATTACGTGCAATGGAAGAAGATGGTACTTTTGATCGTTTGCCAAAGAAGGAAGTTTCATTGCTAATCAAGCAACGTGAAAAGTTGAACAAGTTCTTGGGTGGTATCGCAGATATGCCTAAGATTCCTGATTTGATGTTCATCGTTGATCCTCACAAGGAACAATTGGCAGTGCAAGAAGCACACAAGTTGAACATTCCTATCGTGGCTATGGTCGACACTAATGCTGACCCTGATCAAATTGACGTTAAGATTCCATCAAACGATGATGCAATCCGTGCCGTACGTTTGATTACTTCAAAGATGGCTGATGCTATTATTGAAGGTAACCAAGGTGAAGATTCTGTTGAAGAGGCTGATTTTGCTGCCGAAGGTGACAAGCCAGCTTCAATCGAAGAATTGACTGATCTTGTTGAAGGTAAGAAGAACTAATTCTGCTTTCAAGATATAAAAAAGCTTACGCCTAATTGGGCGTAAGCTTTTTTTGCGCTATGAGCAAAACTCATGTAAAATGGTAGTAGATATCTAGCTAACTATATAGAAAATGACTTAATTTTCGTGTATACTAGTTTAGATAAGATTTAGCATATACAAGGAGACCATAAAAATGGCTATTACTGCTTCACAAGTTAAAGAGTTACGTGAGAAGACCGGTGTTGGTATGATGGATGCCAAGAAGGCATTGGTTCAAACTGAAGGTGACATGGACAAGGCAATTGATGCTTTGCGTGAAAAGGGAATGGCAAAAGCCGCTAAAAAGGCTGGCGCTGTTGCTGCAGAAGGAATGACTTACGTTGTTTCAAAGGATAATAAAGCTGCTATCATCGAATTGAATTCACAAACTGATTTCGTTGCTGGTAATGCAGAATTTAACGAATTGCTACATGCTGTTGCAAATGCAGTTGTTGAATATGCACCAGCTAATGTTGAAGAAGCTTTGGCATTAAAAGTGGCTGAAAATGAAACTTTGAATGACATGATTGTTCATACAACTCAAATTACTGGTGAGAAGATTACACTACGTCGTTTTGCTGTTATTGAAAAGACAGATGGACAAGTATTCGGAACTTACTCACACATGGGTGGTCGTATTTCATCACTTGTTTTGGTAGATGGTTCTGATGAAGCAGTTGCAAAGGACGTTGCAATGCACGTCGCAGCTATTGCACCTAAGTATGTTTCAGGTGAAGAAGTACCAGCTGAAGTTTTGGCTCATGAGAAAGACGTTCAAATGAAGTCAGAAGATTTGGCAGGAAAGCCTGACAACATCAAGGAAAAGATGGTTGAAGGACGTTTGCACAAGTTCTTGGCTGAAATTGCACTAGTTGACCAACCATTCGTTAAGGGTGATGGTAAAGAAACTGTTGCAAAGTATGTTGAAAGCAATAACAGCAAGATTGTTTCATTCGTTCGCTATGAAGTGGGTGAAGGAATCGAAAAGGCTGAAAATGACTTTGCTGCTGAAGTTGCAGCACAAATGGGTGAATAAGAAGGCCGAGGCAATTAAAGAATGGCAGATGTAAAGTACAAACGAGTATTGTTAAAATTATCAGGTGAAGCATTATCTGGTGAACGTGGTTATGGTATTGATCCAGAAACTGTTAACAATATCGCAGCGGAAATCAAGGAAGTTTATGAACTAGGTGTTGAAATTGCAATCGTTGTTGGCGGTGGTAATTTATGGCGTGGTGAAGCTGGTGCCAAACTAGGTATGGAACGTGCACAAGCTGATTATGTTGGTATGCTAGGTACTACTATGAATGCATTAGCATTGCAAGATGCACTTGAGTCACACGATGTTCCAACACGCGTACAAACTGCTATTGAAATGCGTCAAGTTGCTGAACCATATGTTCGCCGTAAGGCAGTGCGCCACTTAGAAAAGGGACGCGTTGTTATTTTCGGTGCAGGTACAGGTTCACCATATTTTTCAACTGATACCACTGCTGCTTTGCGTGCAGCTGAAATTAATGCTGAAGCTATTCTAATGGCTAAAAACGGTGTTGATGGTGTTTACAGCGACGATCCTCGTAAGAACCCAGATGCAACAATGTTTGAAAAGTTAACACATAAAGACATTATTGATAAAGGTTTGAAGGTTATGGATTCAACCGCTTCAACACTATCTATGGATAATGATATCAATTTGGTAATCTTTAATATGAATACAACAGGGAACATTAAACGTGTTGCCTTGGGTGAAAATATTGGAACAACCGTGGAGGTAAATTAGTATTATGGCCAATGCAATTGTTGAATCAGCAAAAACGCGCATGAGTAAAGCAGGGGATGCTTTACAGCGTGAATTAGGAAATATTCGTGCCGGTGTTGCCAACCCATCAATTTTGCGTAATGTTACTGCAGAATACTATGGTGCACAAACACCTTTGAATCAATTGGCATCAGTTACTGTGCCAGAGGCACGAGTTTTGTTGATTACGCCTTTTGATAAGACAGCTCTTAAAGGCATTGAACAAGCTATTTTCGCATCTGATTTAGGCTTAACACCAGCTAATGATGGCTCAGTTATTCGTTTGGTTATCCCAGCGTTGACAGAAGAGACACGTAAAGATTTAGCTAAAGAAGTTAAGGGTGAAGCAGAAAGTGCTAAGATTGCTGTTCGTAACGTTCGTCGTGATGCGATGGATGAAGCTAAAAAGGCTTTAAAGAACAATGACTTATCTGAAGATGAAGCACACAGTATTGAGGATGATATTCAAAAGGCGACAGATGAAGCCATTAAGAATGTTGACGCAATTGCTGCTGAAAAAGAAAAAGAATTATTAACGATTTAAGCTAGTTAATTATTCAAAAAGAATTGGGGACTGCACAGGTTTTCAATTCTTTTTTTTATCTTAATAATTTTAGCACTCCGCAGCCCGTCATCAAAAAGGTAGAAGCGCCGCACCAACCGCCAAGTAGATGCGACGCTTCCGAGACCGCTAGAACGATGCCCAGTCCCAAAGCTTGTGAAAAGCCTCCACAAGCAATTTGGACACCGTTCCCGCCAGGACCCGCACTGTGAACTCACTCTTCACGGTGCGGGTCTTCTCCTTGCATGAACAAGATCCTGCCACCTGCGATCTCACCTCCTCTCCACAATGGAGGTGGGCCCTCAAGGATGGATGAAAACCCCGTCGGCCCCCACTGGCGGTGGAGACCACACGAGGTCACCGCTTCGAGAAGGCGCACACAGTAACCCCGGCAGGGTACTGAGTGCTCACAGCATTCTATCTGACAGGGGTGTCATTCATCCCGCCGTACCCGAGGGTTCAGAAGGTTCGGGTCACACCTCGGTTCGTGGTCCAGTGACCACCGCAGCAGCCACTACAGTGGCACCCCCCTCCTATCGGACCCTGACGCTGCGACAGCCCGGACCAACACCGGGACGAACCACACGGACCCTCTAGACAACGCGACCCACCCTCTACTGTCAGACACGCAGGGCAACCCCGCCCGCAAAATCGACAGGAGAATAAGTGGCAAAGAAGATCCACTACCCAATCCACGAACACGACGACCCGGTCCTCGCAGAACGGATCGACATCAGGACATGGGACATCGAGGGAAGCGTGGACGACGAAAGGCTCTCCTCGCAGCCAGCCCTCACGATGTTCTACGAAGTGACGCCTCGAGTCCGCGATGACTGGAAAGATCGGCAGGCACGATCTGCCGCGGACCCGAACGCCTTGGTCGCTGCCGGAACGCACCGCCTCGAGATCATCCGAGACAAGGACAGCCTCGACAGCTTCTGGGAACAGCACCCCGCCTGCACCATCTACGAGACGCAGTTCGGCGGAGCCTTCCGCAAAGGCGACCTCCCCTTCCACTGGGGCGGGACCATGGCGCCGGGGAAGGGCATCCCGATGGATGAAGAGCATGCCGTCTACTGGTTCCCCTACTTCGGAGCGGTGCCGGTGAGTGACTAGGAGGTGACGGGCCGATGGCACTGAAGATCGTGATCGGCCCTCCCGCCGCAGGGAAGAGCACCTACATCCGGGAGCACCGGAAACCCGGCGACATCACCATCGACTACGACGTGCTCGCCAACGCCCTATCCGGTCTCGCACCCGCGAACCACGAGCACACCGCCACGGTGAAGAAGATCACCAAGGCCGCGAGGGACGCAGCGATACGCGAGGCCCAGAAGCACGCCACCAACACAGATGTGTGGATCATCCACTCCACACCCGCGCAGTCCACCCTCGACCGCTACAAGCGCGAGGGAGCACAGATCCACGTAGTCGACCCAGGCAAAGACATCGTCATGCACCGCATCAAGCACGAGCGACCCGGCCACATGCACGCCGTCGCCGCACGCTGGTACCAACAGCAGGACGACAAGGAACGACAGAAGCAGGCACACGAACGCGGATATGACTGGAACCACCGCCGCAACCGCCAACGCCTCCTCTACAACCTCGTAGACGGCACACCATGCCCCTTCTGCGGCAAACCACTCCACAAGAACCCCGCACAGAACTTCGACGGGGCGGCCCTCGAGGCCGACCACACACGAGACCTCAAGCACCACGGCCAGAACCCCGCCGACCGCCTACTCCACCGCACCTGCAACCGCAGCCGAGGAGACGGCCACGACGAGCGCTCACCACTACGGGAGAACGCCACGACCCGGGAGGGAAAGCCGGAGGCCCCCACCGGGTGGGACTGGCTCGGGTAGTAGACCTGCTGCACGGCGGGCTTCGAACCTGCTGCACACCGAGATTGAAAATCAGAAAACCTCAGAATCTTAGAGGGGTAGGCCCGGCCACTCGGCCCCGCCTCCCCGCTGAGTGGCACTTTTCTTCAGGGTCCTCAAAGTTACGGGTCTGAATCACGCTCAGGAGGTCTCATGACGTGGGAAAACGGTGATGATTACGACGACGGGGGTCAGAGACTCTTCGATTCACTGTCAGCTCCGACTGACGATGGTTCGACTCGCGCTCTGATCGTGGAGGCGTGTCGGGCGAAGGATCGCCTGGATCGGCTTCACAGGATTGTTCGGGGTGATGAGGACACGTGGACGCGGGTGTTCACCGGCGAGGGTGAGCTCGTGTTGAAGCTCGACACTGCGGTCAGTGAGGTTCGTCAGCTCTCGACGGTGTTTCGGCAACTGCTGACTGAGATTCAGAGGAGGCAGGGCAATGGTGGAGGTGCTGACGAAGAGGACGGACTCGCCGGCCTGTGAGGATTGGCCGTCGTTGGAGGGCCGCCAGGACCCGGAGGTTCTGATCTCGGCCGGCAGTGGTGGTGAGCACGGGGACAAGGCGATTGAGTTGGCTCGTCGCTTCGGTGTCCGGCTGATGCCGTGGCAGGAGGAGCAGGTGCGCCTGTCGCTTGCGACGGATGAGGATGGCCGGTGGGTGCATCAGGATGTGGTTCTGATCTGCCCGCGGCAGAACGGCAAGTCTCTGATCCTCGAGGTGATCATCCTCTACCGCCTATTCATCCTGCATCAGCAGATCATCTTCACGGCGCAGCAGTGGCGGACGGCGAAGTCGATCCGGAACCGACTGTGGAAGCGCATCAAGTCGCGGAAGTGGGCGGAGCGTCGACTGGTCCGCAACACGGCGTCCGCCGGTGAGGCTGAGATGGAGACCAGTGACGGGGGGAAGGTCCAGTTCACGACCCGATCGAACGACGCGGGCCGTGGCTTCGACCAGATAGATCTGCTGCTCCTCGATGAGGCGTACAACCTGGAGGCCGGCGAGCTGGACAGCATCACGCCGATCCAGTTGGCGGCACCGGATCCGCAGACGTACTACACGTCCTCGGCGGTGAATCAGTCTCGGCATCCGAAGGGCGTGGAGCTGTCTCGGGTCCGTGACCGTGCTCTGGCCGGTGAGGCTGAGGGCATGCTCTACTCCGAGTTCCGGGCGCCGGAGGGGGCGGACCCTGCTGACCCGGAGACATGGAAGCTGGCGAACCCGTCATACGGTGTCGTGGCGACGGAGAAGAAGGTTCAGTCGCTGCGCTCGAAGTTGACCGAGATGGGTTTCGCTGTGGAGGTCCTCGGTTGGGGCGAATGGTTCGTCACGGTCGGTGAGCAAGCGCAGGATTTCGTGTTCGACCCGGACCGGTGGCAGGCGGCTACGGCGTCGGTGCCGATCGCGGGCAACACGTGCCTGGGTATCGCTGTCGCCCCTGAGGCCGCTGGCGTTGCCCTGGTCCTCGCGGTTCGCACCGGAGCCGGTGTGCACCTCTCGCTGGGGCCCGTGTCTGAGTTCGACCGGTCGGCGGTCGTCGCCGCGGTGAAGACCACGGTGGATGCTGTGGACCCGCTTGCTGTGGTCGTGGATCCGAAGGGCCCGTCATCGACGGTGCTGGACCCGCTGGAGAAGACCGGGGTGGAGCCGGAGTGCTTGAACTGGCCGAAGGTCGTGGCGGCAACGGAGCTGCTCCTCACGCTGATTGCTGAGGGGTCGGTGACGCATGATGCGGATCCGCGGTGGGTGGAAGCCGTGGAGGTCGCGGAGTTCCGTCCTGGGATGGAGAAGGGCCGGGCATTCAAGGAAGTGCGTCCGGTCGTGTCGGTGCTTGTCGCGGCGGCGTTCGCCGTGTGGGGGCTGACTGAGTTCGAGATCCCGGAGGAACCGGGTGACGTCAAGATGGTGAGGAGGTTCGTTGGGCATGTGGAATCCGTTCCGGCAGCGCCGGTCGCAGCAGCGGCTCAGTCGCTCGCCTTCTGATCTGGGGTCCGGGTGGTCGCCGGAGTTCGGTCATGCTTTGTCGTCCCCGTCTGGGCGGACGGCGGAGGATAACTGGGATTTGCGGTTCCCGGCGTCGACGAGTGTGTTCGCGAAGATGGGGCGTGAGGATGCTCAGGTCACGTCGATTCTGAAGGCGATCGGTTTGCCGATTCAGCGTGCTGATTGGCGACTGGATCCGAATGGTGCGCCTGCGGAGATCGTGGCCCTGGTCGCGGATGATCTTCGTCTGCCGGTGCTGGGCGATGATGCTCAGAAGCCGGTGGGTCGTCGGCGGGGTCGTGTGTCGTGGAGTGAGCACCTGCAGCAGGCCCTGTTGTCGCTGCAGTTCGGGTGCATGTTCTTCGAGCAGGTCTATGCTGTCGGTCCGGACGGGCGGAATCATCTGCGGAAGCTCGCGCCCAGGTTCCCTGGGACGCTGACGAAGATCAACGTGGCGGCGGACGGTGGCCTGGAGTCTGTGGAGCAGCAGGGTGTGTCGGTGGGGAAGGCGCGGGCCGAGTCCGCGACGATCCCGGTATCGCACCTCGTGGCTTACGTCCATTCCCCGACGGACACGTCGTGGACCGGCACGTCGGTGCTGCGCCCGGCGTACAAGCACTGGAGGATGCGTGACGATCAGCTTCGTCTTGAGTCGCAGGTGCTGGAGCGCAACGGCATGGGTGTGCCGGTCTATGAGGGGTCCGCGCTGACGAATGATCCGGCTGGTGATCTGAAGCACGGTCAGAAGATCGCCTCGGAGCTTCGGGCGGGTACAGCGTCGGGTGCGGCGACTCCGGCCGGGGCGTCGCTGAAGATCCTCGGGGTGTCTGGCCAGTTGGTCAGTCCGGCTCTTCGTCTTTCAGAGTGCGTCAACTACTCCGCGCAGCCCTCCCGAGTGGATCAGGGACCTCAAGATGTAGTGGTCCAGGTTCCTGAACCCCAGGGCGATGCCGCGTAGGTGCTCCAG